CGAGCTTTTTCATTATCCGGGCAACTGATTGCGCCCAGAAGCATGGCTTTTGCCTCGTCGTGTTCGAGGTGGCAACTTTCATCACAATATATATTTATCAAAGTATATCCCCCTCCTGTCCTTTAAAATTTTAAAATATCATTCATTGCTTGCGCCAAAGCAACATATTATTGAAAGCATTATATCATGGTTAGTACATTTGGGCAACAAGGACTAATTAAAGTATTTTTTGGCGTATTGATATAAAAACTCGCTCAGACAGTTAATCAGAGCGAGTATGCTAAAATTTGCAAAGTATTAGCCATAACATGGTTTAAGACCATAAGGAAGTTGGTTTTCTTAGCATCATATTAGAGCTTCCCCATCCGTTCCAATTCCAGCAACGGTGAATAGTCGCGCTCTGGATCGGCGTTTACCATCCACTCCGCAAGGCTTTGCGAATAATCCAGATACTTAATCAGCAAAGCGATTTTTCCATCGCGGCTAAGCCTTTTGTTTGCTGCTTTATACCGGCGTTCAAACCGTTCCTTACGCAGCAGCTCCCGTTCTGGTGAGCTGGCGCCGGTTTGCCGGTATGCTGTGCGGCCTGTGCCTTTGTAGTAGTTCCTCGATCCGTAATAGATTTCTGAAAGATCAGGCATATACTGCCCTTCACGGATACGGCGCAAGCCTTGCCGCTCTATCTGCTGGACGCGCTGCCCAGAGATATTCAATAGCTCGCTGATCTCCTTCTGCGTCTTGCCCTGAAAGTATCGCATATTAACACAAAGCCGCTGCCGGTCTTCCAGACTGTCAACGGCTTTATGTACGGTTTCGGAAACGTAGTCACCATATATAGCTTCTTCCGCTTCCTCAATGCCGTTGTGCTGATCCGCTATCGTGTCGCCCAATTCTCGCCCGTCAGCGTCGCCGGAAATGGGGCTTTCAAGGCGCAGAGGGCATTTTATCGGGTCTTGCCGCTGCGTCCGTGTGCGGACATTGCAGGCGTCTGCAAAAGCTCCTTTCAACGTCCAATAAAGAAGACTGACGAATGTTCCACGCTCTGGATCGGGCTTGAAGCTGTGTGCAGCATTCATAAGCGCAAAATATCCGCTTTGAATAAGATCATCAACGTCAATCTCCGGGCGGCTTTCAAAGGCTCTTGCCCATCGGTGCGCTTCCTTGCAGATTAAGCCCTTGCATTGCTCCCAGAGCGGCAATATCAAGGAATTATCCCCGGCCTGAATCGCGAGTACCATTTCTTCGTTGCTCATTTGTCCCTTTCCTGCTGCTCTATCAGCAGCGCTTCCAGTTCTTCCACTTTGCGTTTGTATTCGTCCGTTCGGACGGCGGTCAGAGCCGAATTACACGCATAGATCATTGCCTTTGCGGTTAAGGGGTCGATCTCTTCATTCAGGATCATGTTTGCTATCCGGGAGATCGAGCGCCGAATCTCTTCTGGTGTGGATAGCTTCAGCGTCTTTCTCCGCGGCATAGTCACACCCCCACGTCATCAATCAGAATAACCGTCCTGTCTGACTCGGAAATATTCAAAGACGCAAATAATTTGTCTACGGCCTCGTAAGCCTCATCTGCTGTGTTGTACTCACTTACCCAACCTTTCGGGATGGCGTCATCCATAAACCCAGAGCCGGGAACACCGTCCCAAAGCTGCGGGACAGCTTTCCATTTCCCCGTTATGCCGTCATGGTCGATAATGCAAAGAGCGCTGTAAATGGGCGGATGAAACGCTTTCCGCGCCTGTATAAGCAATCTGTCAATATGGTTCATGGGTATATCCCTCATTTCATCGCGTCTCTTATAGACTGCGCTATGAGCTTTATTACAGCGTCGCGCTTTTGCTGAAATGCCTTTTGCAAAGTACGGATTGGGCGCTTTCCTTTCGTATGATGCCACTTGCCGGTATCATCCTGATATGACCAGCCGCCTTTTCTGCCGTCTCCGTGGGCGGCATATTCGCCTGTGCCGAACTCTTCCCAGATGGCATTTTCCAACGGGCTTCCGATGGTTGCTTCGTATGCGCCTTCGTCTACAGTATAGTCCCACGATTT